GCTCCCTTCAGTCAAAGGGCGGGTCTCAGCTGTTCTTGCCACTGAAAGCACTTCTGGCTGGCCTGATGGCAAGCCCTCGAGCCATTGAAGCTCGATTGGTTCATATCGTTACATGGATTTTGATCGATGAAAACCAGCACTTCCCCCGACCGTCCAGGTGCTCGCCTGCCGCGTCGAATCGGTCCGATAGCTCAGCGTCAGGCGAAGCTGCTCCGCAAGCGTTTAACGCGACCTGAGGAACCCGAGGGCCGCAATGTCGGCCACCGCTGCGGCTGCCAAGGCTGAAAACAAAAAGGCCACCCTTTGCAGGTGGCCTTCTGTATTTAGGTGATGCCTTCAAACCGAATCAAAACGCGGCAGGTGGCCGACATTGTTGTTTAATTCGTGTTTGGGGCGATCCCCTTGTTTCAGGCTTACATCGCTGAAAGCCTTGCGGTGTCTGGTGCCGGCACCAGGAGTCGAACCCGGGACCTACTGATTACAAGAAAACCCTTTTCGGGTTGCTGGTCAGGCACTTAGGTGCGGGCTTGTTACGTAAGCGCAGCGCTAGCGGCCGGATTCCTTGCGGAGCCCGGCGCGCTTGTTACGCAGGTTTCGGTGGGATCAGAGAGCGGAGGGGGCGACCTTCGGAACGCTCAGGTCGTAGATGTCGAGCATGGACTCGTCGCGGTGGCCGCTGGCTTCCTGCTTGTCCGCCCGGGTACCAGGGGTGTCGGTGATGCCGCGGCGCTTGAGGTCGTGCAGGCCGAAGCGCTGCTCCGCCGTGATGACGCCGGCCGCGATCGCGTTACGCATGAAGCGGTTCCAGGCGGTGTCCAGGCCGGACTTACCCAGCGGCCCGCCGTGGTCGGCGGTGATGATGAAGCGCTTCTCCGGGAGGACTGGCACCGCTGTGCCCCGGGCTTTCCACACCTGGGCGCGTCGCGCCTTCGCGGCATCCCAGGCGGCGCGCAGCCGCGGCGTCCAGGTGACCACGTTGTCGCGGCTGCCCTTGCGCCGGTTGGTGAGAATGCCCTCGGGCAGCTCGTTGGCATCGGTGAGGGTGACGACCTCGATGCCGCGCAGCCGGCACAGGTAGGCAAGCTCCATGACGTAGCTCAGGTGTGGCGGCACCGCATCTTTCTGCCCGCGTTTCAGCTGGCCCAGCTCGCGGGCGCGGTCGATCAGGCGTTGCATCACTTCGAGCGACGGCAGGCGGCGCTGCTTGCGCTCTACCGGTGCCTCGATGCCCATGGCCGGGTTGCTGTCCAGGTAGCCGCGGTTACGGCCCCACTGCATCACCAGCCGCAGGTACCGCAGCGCGTGGGCCGCCTTCGACGGCGTGCCCTCGTCGGCGATCCGATCGATGAGGCGCTGGATTAGAGCAGGGGTGAACTTGCGCACGGCCAGCTCGCCGAGGGGCTTGCCGAGCTTGGTGGGGATGTTGACCAGGACGTCGCGCGACCAGCTGTAGCTCTCCTGGGTCTTCGGAGCCAGCCGCTTAAACTTGGCGCTGTCGTGGTACTCCCGACATAGGAAGTTGAGGCTCTCCCGGTCCACGCCGTTGCGCACCTCCATGATCCGGTGCAGCTCGCCGAGCGTGGCCGAGCTGTTGGCGATGTTCTGCCGGCGCTGCCGGCCGGCTTCGTCACGGTGCAGGGTGTACCAGCTGCCTTTGCCGCGGTGATCAAAGAAAACGGCCGCTGGGATAGCGGCCTGATCAATGTGCGGTGGGATGTGGGGGTTGTGCTTCCTTGCTCTCCTCATAGGATATCGACGCCGTACTGCTCCTGGTTGCCGGCTTTCAGCCCGCCGGCCTGGTTGATCAGATCCACGGTGGTCCACGGCCCGGTGCGGCCGCGGAACAGACGGATGCCCTGCTCGTGCAGCGCCCGCTCCACGTCGGCCCGGCGAGCGTAGCCGGTGATGCGCTTGAGGTCGTCGAAGGTCAACACGCTGGAGGCTTCGCTCATGGGCGGGCCTCCAGTTTACTGCTGCTGGCCGGTGGCCATCGCCGAGAATTGCGGCTCAAGCCTTCTCGCCTCGGTCCGCTAGCCATGCCGCCCTCCCAGCCACTCGCTACGGCAAGCCCACTGCCGGCGCATCTCCTCGATCAGCTTTGCGGCGCCGGCGGCGCCTCGATGTTTGGCGATCAGCGCGGTGAGGTCGGTGATGCGCTCTGCCGTGGTGTAGCCCTTGCGAAGCCAAGTTCTGGCCTCGCATTCCAGCATGTGCTGCCGGCTCATGGCGCATTCCTCGCCCCGCAGTTCGGGCAATCGTCGAAGCGTTGCCGCTCGCTGAGGAAGCGGCCGCAGCCGTCGCAGTTGAGCAGGTTGCTGTAGCTGCGATAGCGCGGGCGCTTGAGCTTGGGCAGCTTGAGCCCGACCGAGCGCAGCGCTTTCTTGTGCTCCAGCTTGCAGGACTGGACCACGGTGCGGCTGCGGGCGTCGATGTAGCGCTTCGGCCATACCTGGTAGCCCTTGGCCCGTGATTCTTCTGCCTCGGTCGCCGGCCAGGTGCCGGCCTCTGCCAGGTTGGAGCTGCTGGAGCCGTGCGACTGAATCCAGTACAGGTCGTTGCCATCCCACATGCGTTCGTAGGCCAGGTAGATCTGGTCGTCTGCCTGGTCGAAAGCCTGCACGTCTGCATCGTCGATGTACTGATGATCGACGCCGACCTCGGTCAGGGCGCGGACGTAGTCAACCGGCCAGGGAAGGTCGGTTTCGCGGCACTCGTACTGCTTGACCGCTGCATCGCGGGTGAACTGCTCGGCTTCGTCCAGGTTGGAGGTGTAGCCGCCGCCTTCACGCCAGAACATCGCCCGGCTGCCGACGTTGCTGCGGCTGTCCTGCAGGTAGAAGAGGTCAGACATGGGCCGCCTCCTTTGCCTTTGGCGTTTCCGGATGCACGAACAACTCCACTCCATCGCGCAGCAGATCGCGCTGGGTCTCGCGGAGCTTGGTTGGATCGAGGCCCAACTTGCGAGCGAGAGCCTCAGCAGCCCAGCGGGCGCCCATGGTGTTGCTGGCGGTGCGCTTGTCGCCGCGCACGGTGGCCACATAGGTTCCGGTGGTGAAACGAGTGCGGATTTCAACGGGCATAGCGGCGGCCTCCCTGGGCTTTCTTGGCGGTGAGGTTGCCCATGTAGCTGGCCCACTCGTCCTGCTTGCGCTGCTGGCGGATGCGGCTGCAGGCCGCGTGCTTGCGGGTGGAGCGGGCCTTGTTGCATATGTCGCAGATGCTGGGCAGGTCTAGTCGGTGGCTAGCCATGGTTGGCCGGGTGCGGTTGTTCATTGGGCACCTCCAGCGAACATCTCGCGCTGAGCTGGCGGCAGTGCCACCGAGCGGAACTCGGCGTGCCACAGCTCAGGGCCGTCCATGGTCACCGGGACATAAAGACGGAAGTCGTGGCGCCTATGGCGTAGCTGGAGCACGACGCCGGTTTCGGTGCGCTGTTGCTTCATTACCAGCCACACGCGGCCCTTCCGCTCCAGCTGAGCGCCGATGGCGACCTGCTGCATGCGCTTCTGGTACCGCTGACGCAATTTGCCTCCTGCGCAGGTCATTGGGCACCACCTTCGGCCTGGTGGCCGGGGTTGCCGTACTTCGCGGCGCCGCATTCGCAGCGGTAGAGCCCGCGCTTGGTGATACGGCCGAAACGGCCGTTCAGGTGGCTGGTCACGACGTTGCGGACGAAGGTCCAGCTGTGGCGTTTGCCGATGGTGCAGGGCTTCATGCGTCACCGCCTTGCACTACCGGAGCGGCCTGTTGCAGCAACGCCTTCATGTATTCACTCGCTTGAGTGGCATCGTCATGGGAGTCGCAGAACACTTCGCGAGCCTGGCGCGCCGCACGGTTGACCGCGGCTTGCCAATCTTCTGGCTCCTCGTCGGCGGCCCAGCCCAGCGCGCTGCGGCGCTCCATCAGGTCCAACGCCTGGCGTGCTTTGGCGCTCAGCTCCGGGCCGATGCCACAGTCGCCGTCTGCCACGTAATTGACGAACTCCAGCAGGGCATCGCCCGCAGCCAGTTCATGGCCACGTGCCCAGCTGACCACCTCACCGCCGTCGACGGTGCGAGGGACTTCCTTGCCGATCGCGCCACGGATAACGATCGTGTCGTAGCGCGGCGTGGTAGCCTGCTCGGCGCTGACTTCAGGGGTTTGTGCTTGCATGGTGCTTCTCCTTGGGTTGGTCTGGCCCTGGTGAGTTGCCGCTCACCAGGGCCTTCTTGTTTCTGGGGGGTGGGTTACCGAACGCGGATCTTCTTGCCGTCCTGGAGGACGTACAGATTCACGTCCTCGAGGCGGTACTGCCCGCCGACGCCTCCTTTCACCGAGTAGCCGCCCGTGTCGAACACGATGCGCACCTTGAACGGGTAGCCGTAGCCCTGGGTGCGGCACCACTCGGCCTGGTGGGCGTACTTGCTGGACTTCTTGATCTCGGCGTAGAGCTGCTGGCCTTCCTTGCGGCCGTGCTCGCCATGAGCGGCCTCGAATGCCTCCCAGGCGCGCTGGGTCACCGCATCAGCAAAGGCGTTGTCCTGGTCGTTGCGATCGACCGACCAGCCCTTCTCCTTGGCCAAGTCTTCGAAGGTGAACAGCAGGTCGAGGTCTTGAAGTGAGCTCACGACGCCACCTCCAACGCGGCGTTGTGACGGTCTATCTCGGCCACCCAGGCGCGCTCGGTGATCTCCTCGAAGCCTTCTGGAAATACTGCCGGCTTCGCCTCCTTGTCGGTGCGGGTGTTGAACGGCAAGCTGCAGACCAGCACGTCGCCCTTCAGCAGGTAGCACATGGCGAAGCTGATCCGGTTCCCTTCCCACACTCCGTCTGGCAGACCGATCCGCCTGGTGAACACGGCGTCGACGTTGCGCCGGCCGAAGTTGTACTGCTCGCCCTGCAGCTCAGGTGGAAGAGGGGGGGCGTCGGCGAACTGTTTCCTCAGCTCGGCTGCGCGCTTGTGCCGGTTGTGGAAGGTGTACTGGAAGTACCGCTTACCCTCGTGGTGTATCAATTCACCTCCCTTGAAGCCCTCGATCGCTGGGCCTTTCCGACCCCGCTCTTCCGTCAATGTGGAGAAGAAGTGCGGCTCGCCGAACTCGTGCATGCCGATCTCGTCGAAGCCCCACTCGCGGGCCAGAGCGATGAAGAACCGGTAGCGAGCTGCCGCCATTTCTTCGAGCGCCTTGAAAGTTGCAACGTGGAGTGAATCAGTGGTTTTCAGGTAGTAGCGCATGGAGCTTCTCCTTGGTAAGGCCCAGGCGTTGCCGCGCCTGGGCGCTGGGGTTAGCGGGCCGCCAGGGCCAGCAGGTTGGGGGCGAGGTAGCCGGCTGCGAGCAGTACCGCCAGGGTCACGCCGCTGCCCAGCAGGGTGAGCAGGGTTTCGCGCCGGCTGGGGCTGTAGAGGTCGTCGTTGTCGTTCATTGGCATGGTGCTTCTCCTTGGGTTGGTACCGGCGTTGCCGCGCCGGCGGGTCAAACGAGCTGGAACAGCCAGCAACGGACCGTCTTGGCGTTGTTCAGCCCGTCGGTGGCGATGTTCGAGTTGATGGGTTTGTTGGTCTCGATGAACTTCGGCGACTTGCTCGTCTTGAGCAGGCGCTTGAGCTCGCTGAGGTTCGGGAGCTGCTGCCGCTTGTTGGCCGCCATCTCGACGAACTCGTTGAGGTTGATGGCGAAGAAGGCCGACTTGCGGGAGTGGTTCAGCCGGCCGCCGGGTTCGTTTAGGGGGCCATTGAGGAACTCGACCATGTCCCAGAATTCGCGCACGAGCGGGTGGTCAGCGTTGATCGCCTGCTGCCGCTCCTGTGCCATGCGCTCTACCTCGGCGTGCACCTGGGCCGCGCGCTCATCGCTGAGCGGCACGACCAGCTGCAGGGCGTCGACCAGGCTGCGCAGCTGGGCGTGGTTCTTGGCGATCCGCACGGTGCGGATGCCCGGCAGCGCCAGGAGCTGCTGCTCATAGCCGGAGGTGCGCTCGTCCAGGAGCTTCATCACCTGCGCCTCGGGCTTGAGCGCCTTGATGATGAAGCCGCTGAGCTGCTCAACCGGCATGCGCTCCAGGCGCTCGGCATGGAGCTTGGTTTCCGGGGTCTGGTGCTCGCGGGTCAGGTGTACATGGCCCAGGCGCTGGAGGATCGGCTCGGAGGCGTTGACGGCGTTGTTCTGCGCGATCAGCAGGGCGCCGCGGAACGGCGGTTCGCGGGTGTCGTTGCCGTTGTTCTTCACACCGGTGGAGCGGACGCTGCGGCCGTTGTAGGCGGTCTTGAGTTCGTCCCAGTCGAAGTGCTTCACCGGCGCGCCTTCCTTCTGCTCGCGCTCGGACTCGATCAGCACCACCGGCAGGTTGCCCACCTGGGCGAAGTTGCGCGCCCGGCTGGCCGGGGTCGCCTTGGACGGGTCGAAGCCCTCGTATTCGGTACGGCCGGTCAGTTTCCAGAGCAGCTCCACCAGCGTGGTCTTGCCCGCGCCGGCCTCACCGATCAGCTCCAGGAACAGGTAGGACTTGTGCAGCTGGCGGATCTGCTCGGCGTACAGCGCGCCCAGCCACCAGGCCAGCACCACCGCGCCGCGCACGCCAAAGCAGCGCCAGAACAGGTCGAACCACTCTTCGTCGTAGTCGGCCAGGTCGGCGTTGATGTGCAGCACCGGTGACAGGCTCTGCGACTTGATGCTCAGGGAGCCGACGTCGAAGAAGTCCTCCTCGTTGAGCTTGTGCACCTTGCCGCCGGCGATCGCCAGATCGTTGAACACGTAGACGCCGTGCTCGCGGGTGTAGCCGATCCAGTCGATGGTGTTGACGGTCTTGAGGCTGTCGAGCTGGTAGCCAAGCATGCGCTCCAGCTGCTGCGGCGTGCCGGTGAACATGGCCCCGTTGCAGACGTTGAGCAGGCGCTTCTTGAATTCCGGCGCCGACGCGATCTGCGCCGCGGTAAAGGTGCTCTTGATGGTGGGCGCTTCGGGCCGCTCGACGCGGAAGTAGTACCAGGCCTCGTCGGTCACCTCGTTGCGCATGTAATACAGCGCGTCGAAGTAGCAGTTGGCGATGCGCACCACGGCGGCGCTCTGGCGCAAGGCCTTGTCCCGGCGTTGCTTGTCGTTGAGCAGCTGGTCGTCGTGGTGCTCGGAGCCGTCAAGCTCGCGGGCGGTGCGCTCGTACTTCTCCATGTCCAGGTTGAACCAGTACAGGCGCGAGCGGTAGGTGAAGTGGAATTCCTTGCGCTCGTCCCATTCGTACATCAGCAGGCCCTTTTCCTCGGCCGACTCGGCCAGCAGCAGGGCGCCCTGGTGGCGGGCCTCGGCCATGTCCAGCTCGATGCGCTTGGCGCGCTCTTCGTCGCCGTCGATGAAGGCCCAGCGCTGGTGCAGGTCGTTCCAGTCGACCTTCTTGGCGCCGCGCTGCGGGATGACAGCCGCCTCGCACTTGAAGCCCAGGGCGCGGGCCTCCTTCGCCCAGCGGCGCATGTTGGCCTTGGCGACCGGCTCGTTATCCAGCGCCCAAACCAGCCGCGGCAGGCGCTTGTCCGCCTCATGGCAGGCGTTCTTGAGCGCCTTGAGCGATTGCTCGGGCAGCGGCGCGCTGCTCATCATCGAGACGGCAGGGACGTCGTGGTGCAGCAGGGCGATCGCGTCGAAGATGCCCTCGACGATGTACAGCTCCTCGACCTCGACCAGGTTGAGCGAGGGCGGGCACCACCAGACGCCCTTGTAGCTTTCGCCCGGCTTGAAGCGGGCCTTCTGCTTGCCGAAGCGCTCCGGCCGGTCGATCAGCCGTTCCCAGTAGCCGCCTTTTTCCAGGGGGAAGCGCACCGTCGCGCTGCCGGCGTTGATGTCGCGGCTCCAGTAGTTCTCCTGGCTGTACCAGCCGGCGATCAGCTCCAGGCGAAAGCCGCGGGCGAACTGCAGGTAGGCGCTGGCTGTGGCCATCGGGTCCTGGGCGGTGGCCGGGGCAGTCTTGCTCCAGTCGTTGAACAGGTCGTCATACAGCTCTTTGACGTGGACGCGGTGACCACATTTTTCCGGACGGCCGCAGATCAGCATCCAGGGCGAGTCGTGGAAGGTGTAGAGGGTCTTCTTGCCGCAGTTGTGCGCCG